GAAGAAACTCCTGTAGTCGAAGAAACTCCTGTAGTCGAAGAAACTTCGACAACTGAGGAGATAACTACTCCTGTAGTAGAAGAGACAACTACTCCTGTAGTAGAGGAAGTTCCTGTAGTAGAGGACGAAAAAGGTCATACTCAAGGAGCACAAAGTCGTAACTTTTACGAATAAAAACTATGGCAGATAAGTCAAAAATGAAATGTAACCACCCTGTCCCATCGGACAGACCGGGCAAAAAAATGATGGTCAAAGCTTGCAGTAATGGCAAGGAGAAGCTTATTCATTTTGGTGCTAAGGGTTATGGTAACAATTACTCTGCTGCAGCTAGGAAATCATTCCGTGCAAGACATGGATGCGATAGTGCTTCAGATAAATTAACAGCACGCCATTGGGCTTGCAGTTACCTGTGGAAAGGACCGGGTGGTCCAACAACAAGTAATCCTAAAGGACGAAAAGGTAAATACTAATGAAAGACGCTTGCTATAAAAAAGTAAAAGCTCAGTATGACGTGTTTCCATCCGCTCGTGCTTCACAAGCTATTGCTAAGTGTCGCAAAGAGTCAGGGAATGTCAGAAAAAGCAACGAAGGCACAAGCCTAAAAAGATGGCAATCCGAGAAATGGGTTGACACAAGAACAGGCAAACCTTGTGGTGCAGGCGGTAAAAATGAATACTGCAGACCTACAAAGCGAGTTAGTTCACAAACACCTAAAACAAAAAGCGAAATATCGCCTACAAAATTGGCAGCTAAAAAAGCAGAAAAGTCAAGAGTAGGTATGGGTCGCAGAGTATCTAAAATCTAATAAAATAAACAATGGCAAAAATAGTACGTCATTCACAAGGGTTAGGGGATACAATTTTAAAAATAACAACAGCAACAGGTATAAAAAAACTTGTTGATGATTCAGCTAAAGCAAAGGGGCAAGAACAATGTACTCCTTGCGAAGAAAGAAGGAAGATGTTAAATAACCCTGAGTTACTTGTAAACAAAATATTTTATAACAAACAATAAAAAAATAAAATGTCTGTATTTAAAACATCATTTTCGAGAGCTTTAAGAGCTCATCCTTCAGATAATGCTGATATAGCTTATCCTAATGTAATTGAAACAGGAACGAGTACTACGGTTACTGCCTCAAAACTAATTGACTCAACAGGGTTATTTATTACAAATAATGTCGCTGTAGGCGATGTTGTTCATAATGACACATCAGGAACAGCAGCAACTGTGGTTTCAGTAGATAGCGAAACTCAATTAACCTTAAATGCAAATATTTTTACTGCTACAGCTCAATCATACACAGTTTATTCAATGTCTTCGCAGACAAGTATGGGTAATCCCGGATGTATGTTATATGTAGGCGGTTCAGGAAATGTGGCTATTACAACTATTGGTGGAGACCAAATTACATTCAATGCTGTTCCGGCAGGAACTATGCTTCCTATTCAGGTTAGAAGACTTAGAGCCACAGGAACAACAGCAACACTAGTAAACGCTCTTTGGTAAAATAAAAATTTTAACAATGACTTTAACAGAACAAGAAAAAAGATTGCAATCAATGGCAGAAGAACTAGAAACTATTAAAGAGGAGGTTTCTGAGATGAAGACTATGCTAAAAGATATTCATACTTTGTTGGCAGGAAACCCAATTGATAGGGATTCCGGTGGGTTGTTGAGTGATTTTAAAGATATGAAAGAAGAGTTAGATGAAATAAAAGACCAACTAAGAAAGTATAAGGCATACTTCTATGCTATTGTTACATTGGTTTCTATTGGTGGATTAAAAGTAATTATTGACTTTTTAACTTCTAAATAATGGCAAAAGTATTATCCACATCTTCTTATACAAAAAAAAACAATATAAAGGCAGATGAAATTTAAAGATACAAAAGTCGGAAAATTTTTAGTTGATAAAGCTCCTAAAATACTAAGTACCGTTGGGGATGTACTTCCTTCAAATGGTACATTTGGCATTGTGAAGAACTTAATCAATATGTCTGAAGAATTATCTTCTGAGGATAAAGAAACTGCACTAGGTCAATTGCAGGATTCGATAGCAGCCTTTGAGGCTGAGGTAAAAGATAGAGAATCTGCAAGGTTGAGAGAGGTCGAGATTGCAAAAGTAATTAAATTTGACTTTCTTTTTTACTTAACCGGACTTGTAGGATTGAGTATCTTTTGTTTTATAGTTTATGCTATTGTGTATCTACAGATACCTGAGCAAAACAAAGAGATATGGATACATTTAATTGGTATATCAGAGGGCGTTGTACTATCTATTTTTGGATATTACTTTGGCAGCTCAATAAAGAAAAATGTGCATCCATAAAATTACTATATTTGTAAAAATTTTAAATCAAATAAAATGGAAAAAACAATTTTAACACAGGAAGAACTTGGTAAAATCCAAGAAATGAACAACGAATTTACAAAAGCTAAATTAGCTCTTGGAGATTTAGAAATGCAAAAGCAAAGTATTATAAAATCAATCGAAATGATGAGAATGGATTTCTCTAAACATGAGATGGAGTTGATTGAAAAGTACGGAAAAGATGCAGTTATTAATATTCAAACAGGAGAAGTAACTAAAAAACAAGACTAATATGACACCGGGAAAATTTATTGGAACATTGTTCCATTCAAGAGATGCAATGCATATTGCTCATTTACAGACTACATCATTTGCAGAACACAAAGCATTAAATGCTTACTATGATGGTATTCTTGACCTGACTGATACATTTACTGAGGCTTATTTTGGTCATAGTAAAAGAGTTGAAATCATTATTCCTGAAGCTAAAGTTGTTGATTCAGTAACCCACTTAAAAGAATTGAAATCTATTCTTGATACAGAAAGAAATAACTATCCTTCTGAGCTTCAAAATATTATAGATGAAATGCTTGGATTAGTGGACAAGACATTGTATCTATTAACATTAAACTAAAAACGAAATGGGAAAAATAAGCACTTACTCTGACATTAGTGTTCCTTCTTTATCTGATAAACTTATCGGTACAGATTCAACAAACGACAACATTACAAAGAATTTTACAATAGGTTCTATATTGAACCTTATGGGTGTGTCATCTTATGTGCCATACACAGGAGCAACAGCCGATGTTGACCTAGGAGCATACAAATTAATTGCAGAATCATTGAAGGTTACAGGGTCAGGGAATAGTGGTTTTTTAGGGTTGGAACGTCAATCATCCACACCTGTACCTGCATCAAATCAAACTGCTTTATTTGCTGATACCAATGGGGATTTGTCATGGCAAAACGATATACTTTTCTCAACAACATTTCGTACTTATTTAAACACAAATAATAGGACTTATGTTCTTCCTGATACAAATGGAACGATAGCATTAACATCAAATATACCAAGTGTTACGCCAAGTGCATTAACAAAAACAGATGATACAAATGTAACATTAACTTTAGGAGGAAGTCCTTCTAGTGCTTTGTTGCAAAATGTTTCATTAACTTTAGGGTGGACCGGAACATTGGCTGATTCAAGAATAGCAAGTGCTGCAACTTGGAATGCTAAGCAAGCCGGATATACTATTTTAACAACATTTGGTAGTTTAGCAAATGCAAGTGGCGTTTTGCAAAATAATGGTAGCGGTGTATTAAGCTATGTACCTGCATTATCAAATCCAATGACTACTCAGGGAGATTTGATTTATGGAGGTGCAAGTGGATTAGCAACAAGATTAGCATTAGGAACAACAGGATATATGTTGCAAGCAGGAGCAACTACTCCGTCATGGTTTGATTTGTTTGGAACTTCAAACAACTTTTCAGTTAACCAAAACTTTACGCTAACTCCTGTTCCGGGAGGCTCATTAACAAGTATTGCAGCTACATTTGGTAGCACAACAGGTAGTGGAACTGTTAGAGTAGGCTCAAGTGGTTATATGAGTTATAATTCAACAGGTAGTTTTCAGGGTGTTTGTTTTACAACAACAGATGCTAATGGAGCGTTTTTCTTTGGGAAAACCTCTTTTGGTGCAGGAACTACAAATGTAAGTATAGGAGGGAATTTAATTTCAGTACTTTCAATAAGCACTTTCAATGGTATAGCTACAATTGACCATGCAGGAACAAATGCAGGGAATAGTTTTAAAATAAGAAGTAAAAATACATCAGGTACTTATTTAGACAGATTAATAATTGATGCTTGGGCTACAACTGTACCTATTAATTTTGTTAATAGTGTTGTAAATGTTGGCAGTACTTCTACAGCAAATAGTACACTACAGGTTAGTGGTTCATTTGCTCAAACTCTATCGACCAAAACAGCTTCATATACATTGACTGCTAGTGATTATTCTATTGTATTTACAGGTTCGACTGCTGCTCAAACTATGACACTACCTACATCGGTAGGTATAACAGGTCGTATATATGAGATAGTTAATGCAGGTACTGTTTCAATAACAATTGCAACAACATCTTCAGAAACATTTTTAAACGTAGCAACAACCCCAACATCGTTAACATTATTAGCAAATGCAGCTAAATCGGTAAGAGTTCAAAGCACAGGAACAGCTTGGGTACAATTAAACTAATATAAAATGAGAGCTTTACAAGAATTACTTAGAAGTAAAGGGTACAATGTTGAAATAGATGGCATTGTTGGTACGGAAACCTTGGCTGCTACTCATAGTTTTATATTCAGAGAAATATCTAAGAGAAGATGGACTATGCCATTAACAGATTTTGTTTGGTTAAGATTAGACAATAAACTAACTAATACTTATGACGATATTTGCGTTAGGTATAATAAAGGAGTTATAGATATGATATTCCCTTGCACAACAACTGCAGGGGATTATTATATATTCAACCCATTAACGGTAGGAGGTATTACAGGAACTGCGGTAGCCGCAGAACAGCAAGTATTAAATTCGCATAAGTTTGTTACTTCAGCCAATTGGAAAACACTTTGGTTGGGTCAACCTTATTTCCAACAAATATCTCCTATCGCTTACTATAGAGATGGGAATAAAGATAGAAATATAGATAAAAATAAGCTTTATTCAGGGCTGATTGGGGACAATTGGCATCATGGCGGAGCTGAAAACTTTATAAACAATTGGTCTGCTGCTTGTTTTGTTACTCAACCTATACATTGGTTGAAGGCTATAAACATATTCAAGGATGGAGACATCAAAACATTAACATTAATAGAGACTTTTAATGGATATTAGAAAGATAGCGATAGGGACAGATTACAAGACCGCAATGCATTACATTGTTGGTCAGTCCGTTCTATCTGATACCAACCAAATACACATAATAAAACAGGACGATAAAACAAATTCTATCCTTATTTATATAATTAATCAAAAAGATGAAGTAGTTTTGTGGAAACAGTTTAATGATGCTGTTCCAATTTCAATTGAATTTAATATAAATTTTTAATGAGGTCTCCATTTTACTTTATAGTCAAGCCATTACAAGGCAAGAGATATAATAATACAAAAGAGATGTCCGGAATAGAGATAATAGTTAGCACTTCTGAAGAAGACCACAAGTTTTCAAACAGATATGCTGAAGTTTTAGAGCTTCCTGCCGGATATGAAGGTCCTATAGAAAAGGGCGATACGTTGCTTGTTCATCATAATGCATTTAAGTTTTACAATGATGTAAAAGGAAGACAAAAAAGTGGTAGGTCATTTTTTAGAGATGATGTATTCTTTATTGATGAGGAACAATTTTTCCTTTATAAAAAAGGTTCTACTTGGAACGCTTACTCAAGATATTGCTTTGTAAAGCCTATCCCTGCAATTGAGTCTTACATAAAAAAACCATTTTCAGAAGAACCTTTGATGGGTATAATGAAGTATCCAAACGATTATTTAAAAAATTGCGGAGTAAACGAAGGAGATAAGATTTGCTTTTGTCCTGACAGCGAGTACGAATTTGATGTCGATGGAGAGAAACTATACAGAATGTATGACCACCAAATAACAATAAAGCTATGATAAATGTAACTGACAACTTTCTTAGTCAAGATGTTTATGACTATGTTTATGGTACGTTATTAGAAAATGAATTTAACGGAGTTAGCGTTAGAGACGGTCATTTTTGGGTTCAAAATAGTTGGGTTGACTTTGATGGAATTGTTTTAGATAAAATAAACAAGATAGAAAGGAGTAGCAGGCGTAATATTTTGAGTTTTTTCAGGTTGGCTACCAATGAGCTTGATACAGATTGGCGCATCCATTCTGATGCCATCATTGATGGAGAAAGACCTGAAAGAGCTTTGGTCCTTTATTTGTCTCCATCTACAATGGAGGGTTTACATGGGACAGCTTTTTGGAAACATAAAGAGCTTGGAGATTGTTTACCAAGCAATATTAGCTCAGAAGACTATGACAACATTCTTGCTAACGAAGCAAATAATATAGACAAGTGGGATTTGGGTTCAGTAATTGGTTACAAAGTTAATCGAGTTGTATCTTATCCATGCAACTATTTTCATAGCAAATATCCCAATCTAGGTTGGTCAGAAGGTAGAATGGTATATGTAATGTTTTATAAATAATATGAGCAAAGAAATCAAATTAAAAATAATTAAAGCAGGTCATAAGGCTGTTGAAGAGCTTATAAAAGTAGCGGAAGAATCAATACTTAATCCATTAGCGGATGGTGGAGATTTGGCTGCCGATAAGCTTAAAAATGCTGCAGCAACTAAAAAATTGGCAATATTTGATGCTTTTGAGATTTTAGAAAGAATAGAAGCAGAAAAAGAAAATATAGAGTTATTGAGTCAAGGACAAAATTTAAACAATACAAAACAAGGCTTTGCAGAGAGACGCTCAAGAAAAAGATGATTTATACAGGGTTCTCAATGATTACATCCCTAACACCACTCTTGCTCATAAAAATAAAGCAAGAACTTGGCTATATGGCTATGACGAAAAGCACAAAATGGTTGTCATATCCAAAACAGGTCAAGTTGGTCAGATTGTAAGCATTGCAGGGCTAGTTATAGCATTGCCATTAGCTCCGACAGAATGTTTTCAGAGAAGTAGCAAAGCATCTGAGCAATATTGGGAGCGAGAGCAGCCGCCTACGGAGTTGTTAAAAATACAATCAATATTTCATTGGAACAATCAACCGCCTGAGTTTAAAAACAAGTGGGTTGACTATATTGAAAGACAATTCAATAATAGAGAGAATGGATTTTGGTTTAAGAATAATGGGGTAGATACATACATAACAGGTTCTCATTGGATGTATTTACAATGGTCAAGTATTGATATTGGCTATCCTGATTACAGAGAAGCAAATAGAATTTATTGGATTTTTTGGGAAGCTTGCAGAGCAGACCCAAGATGTTTCGGAATGATTTATTTAAAGATAAGACGTTCAGGATTTTCATTTATGGCTTCTTCTGAGTGCGTGAATATAGGTACGCTTGCAAGAGATGCAAGGATAGGTATTTTGTCTAAGACCGGAGCTGATGCCAAGAAGATGTTTACTGATAAAGTAGTTCCAATCAACAATAGATTGCCATTCTTTTTTAAGCCGGTAATGGATGGTATGGACAAGCCGAAAACTGAATTAGCTTTTCGTGTCCCTGCCGCAAAAATTACCAAGAAGAATATGTATGATATAGGCGATGAAGGCGTAGATGGATTGGATACAACAATAGATTGGAAAAATACAGAAGACAACTCTTACGATGGGGAAAAACTTTTATTCTTAGCACATGACGAGAGCGGTAAATGGACAAAGCCTGTAAACATAAAAGAAAATTGGAGGATTACTAAGACTTGTTTGAGATTAGGGTCTAAGATAATTGGCAAATGTATGATGGGGTCAACCTCAAATGCATTGTCAAAAGGTGGAAAGAACTTTAAAGACATCTATGAGGATTCCTCTATCTACTCAAGAAATGGCAACGGTCAAACCAAGAGTGGATTGTATAAATTATTCATTCCTATGGAGTGGAATATGGAAGGATTTATTGACAAGTACGGTATGCCTGTGTTTAGAAAGCCAAAAGAGAAAATAGAAGGCGTAGATAGTGGTTGGATAACTAATGGGGCTATAGATTATTGGGAGGCTGAGGTTGAATCATTAAAGCAAGACTCAGATGCTCTCAATGAGTTTTATCGTCAATTTCCACGCACAGAATCTCATGCGTTTAGAGATGAGGCAAAGCAAGCTTTATTTAACTTAACCAAGATATACCACCAAATAGATTACAATGACTCAATGATTAAGGAACACTATATCACTCGTGGGTCTTTTAGTTGGAGAGATGGAGTGAAAGATACTGAGGTTATATTCTCTCCTGACAAGAATGGTAGATTTTATATTAGTTGGATTCCTCAGAAGCATCTTCAGAATAATGTCCATGTAAAAAACGGTATCAAACATCCCGGAAATGAGCATATAGGGTCTTTTGGTTGCGACTCTTATGACATATCTGCTGTTGTTGATGGTAGAGGGTCTAATGGTTCTCTTCATGGTCTGACCAAGTTCCACATGGATGAAGCACCAACAAATGAGTTCTTCCTAGAATATACAGCTAGACCACAAACAGCAGAGATATTCTTTGAAGAGGTACTTATGGCTTGTGTATTTTATGGTATGCCTATCTTGATAGAGAATAATAAGCCTAGGCTTTTATATCATTTTAAAAATAGAGGCTATCGTGGATTTTGTTTAAACAGACCCGATAAACAATACTCAAAACTATCGAAAACAGAAAAAGAACTTGGCGGTATTCCTAACTCTTCAGAAGATGTAAAGCAAGCTCATGCGGCAGCAATAGAATCTTATATTGAAAAGTATGTAGGATTGGATTTGGAAGGGAAATATAGAGACCCTGACCAAATGGGTACAATGCCATTTACAAGAACGCTTGAAGATTGGGCTAAATTTGACATAAATGAGAGAACAAAATATGACGCTTCTATAAGTTCAGGATTGGCTATTATGGCTAATCAGAAGCACTTATATATGCCTGAAAAAAAAGAATCAAAATTAATTCTTAACTTCGCAAGATATAAACAGGATGGCAACCTAAGCCAATTAATACGATGAAAGAAATAGCAATAGACATATCTTCTACGGTTTTTCCAACCCAAATGGCTACTGATGCTGAAAAAGAATCGAAAGCATACGGTCTTCAAGTTGGTCAAGCTATTCAGTATGAGTGGTTTAAAAAAGATGGAAACACTTGTCGTTACTATGGTCAATGGCGAGAATACCATAGACGTAGGCTATACGCAAGAGGAGAACAATCTGTAGCTAAGTATAAAAATGAATTAGCTATTGATGGGGATTTGTCCTATTTAAACATAGATTGGACACCTGTTCCTATTATACCAAAGTTTGTAGATATTGTAGTAAATGGAATGTCTGAAAGATTGTTTAAGGTAAAAGCATACTCTCAAGATGCCATGTCTCAAGAGCATAGAAATCAATACCAAGAACAATTAGAAGGTCAAGTAGCTGCGAAAGATGTTCTTACTATTATACAAGACTCTACAGGTGCTAATCCATTTATGATGAACCCTGATAAATTGCCTACTAATGACGAGGAAGTTAAGTTGCATATGCAACTTAGTTATAAGCCGGCAATTGAAATAGCAGAAGAAGAGGCTATTAATACAATATTTGATAACAACAAATATGATGATGTAAGAAAAAGACTTGACTATGATGCAACCGTACTTGGAATAGCAGTTGCAAAACATGAATTTTTGCAAGGAGATGGCGTTAGAATATCTTATGTTGACCCGGCAAATGTTGTTTACAGTTATACAGAAGACCCATACTTCAAAGATTGTTTTTATTGGGGAGAAATTAAAACTGTTCCATTGACAGAGCTATATAAGATAGACCAATCTTTGACTAGTGAAGATTTGCAAAAAATATCTCAATATAGCAATTCTTGGTACGATTATTTTAATGTAGCTCAGTTCTATCAAAATGATATGTTCTTCCGTGATACTTGTACATTACTTTACTTTAATTACAAGACATCAAAAAAGATTGTTTACAAAAAGAAAGTGCTTGACAATGGAGGCGTAAGAGTTATTCCAAAAGAAGACACATTCAATCCTCCGCAAGAAATGATGGAGGAAGCAGGTTTTGAGAAGATTGAGAAGACAATTGACGTTTGGTACGAAGGTGTTATGGTAATGGGTACGAATATTCTTTTAAAGTGGGAGTTATCTCAGAATATGGTTAGACCTAAATCTGCATCTCAATATGCTATACCTAACTATGTTGCGTGTGCACCTCGCTTGTATAAAGGGATTGTTGAATCATTGGTTTGTAGAATGATACCATTTGCCGATTTGATTCAGATTACGCATTTAAAATTACAGCAAGTTATTAATCGTGTAGTGCCTGATGGTGTATTTATAGATGCCGATGGCTTGAGCGAGATTGACCTAGGAACAGGAGCAGCCTACAACCCTGAAGATGCATTACGATTATACTTCCAAACAGGTAGTGTTATTGGTCGTAGTTTCACATCAGACGGAGATTTTAACAATGCAAAAGTTCCTATAACTCAGCTTACATCTAATTCAGGAGCTAGTAAAACGCAGATGTTACTTGCTAATTATAATCATTATATGGATATGCTTAGGACCGTAACAGGATTGTCCGAAGCAAGGTCCGATTCTCCTGACCCTAACTCTTTAGTTGGTATTCAAAAGTTGGCTGCATTGAACTCAAACACAGCAACTAGACATATTCTTGAGTCAGGTTTATTTATCTATAGAACATTGGCTGAGGCTTTGACATATAGAATATCTGACATTTTAGAATACTCTGATTTTAAAGAAGAGTTCATTAACCAAATAGGTAAATACAATGTAAATTTACTTTCAGAAATAAGTGATTTGTATATTTATGATTTTGGTATATTCATAGAGGTAGCACCTGATGAAGAGCAAAAATCTCAACTTGAAGCAAATATTCAAATAGCCTTATCTAAGGGAGATATTAATCTTGAGGATGCTATTGATATTCGTGAGATTAAAAATCTTAAACTTGCCAATCAATTATTAAAATTAAAGAGAATACAAAAGCAAGACAGAGCAGAAAAGATGGAGATGCAAAAACAAGCAATGGTTGCTCAACAACAATTGAAATCTCAAGAAATGGCAGCTCAAACTTCTATGCAAAAGATTCAGTCAGAAATGCAAGGTAAGATTCAGCTAAAACAAGCAGAGTCTCAATTTGATTTGCAAGTGATGGAAAAGCAGGCTCAATTGAAGTTAATGCTTATGGATAAAGAATTTCAATATAGCATGGAGCTAGCTAAAGTAAATGCAGGCTCGATGAACGAGAGAGACCAAATTAAAGAAGAAGCAAAATCAAAGAGGATTAGTTTGCAGAATACGCAACATTCAAAATTGATAAATCAAAAGAAAAATAATCTTCCTCCTTTGGAGTTTGAATCAAATGAAGATAGTTTAGATGGCTTTGATTTAGCGGAATTTGAACCTCGTTAAAAAAATATCAAATAAATATATATTTTTGCAATAAATTAAATATAATAAAATGGAGAACATAAAAGTTAGACTCTTAGATGGAGTGGAAGAAAAAGGTGTAGCTCAAGTAGAAAAAGAATTACTTGAAAAGCACGAACAAGAACAAACACAAGCAGGTACTGAGCAGGCGCAAGAGGAAGAAAAACCTCAAACAGAAACTCAACAAACCGAAGAGTTAGACGAGCAAAAAGTTCTTTCATATATCGGTAAACGATACAACAAACAAATCAATTCATTTGATGAGTTGATAACAGAAAGACAAGATAAAGAAGCTTTACCTGAGGATGTTGCTGCTTTTATGAAGTATAAAAAAGAAACAGGAAGAGGGTTTGAAGATTTTATCAAGTTGAATAAAGATTTTGAATCAATGGATTCAGAAGAACTTGTAAGAGAATATCTAGCAGCTACTCAAGAAGGTCTTGATAAAGACGATGTTGAGGCTTTGATGGACGATTACAGATACGATGAAGATATTGATGATGAGTATAAGATTAAGAAAGTAAAAATCGAAAAAAAGAAGATTATCAACGAGGCGAAGAAGTTTTTTAATAATCAGAAGGAAAAATATAAACTACCCCTTGAGTCAAGGTCGGCAGGGTTTTCCGAAGAAGAAAAAGAAGAATTTAATTCGTATCGTGAATATACAAAGCAAGCTAAGACCATAGAAGAGGAGAACAATCGTAAGCGTCAATGGTTTGACCAAAAGACAAATGAAGTTTTTGACTCAGGATTCAAAGGTTTTGAATTTGATGTCAATAATAAGAAAATTACGTTTAATCCGGGAGACCCAAAAGAATTGAAAAAATTACAATCAACTCCGCAAAATTTTATTAATAAATTTTTAGACGAGAGTGGTTTAATAAAAGATGCTGCAGGTTATCATAGGTCCTTGGCAATAGCGATGAATCCTGAAAAGTTTGCAAAGTTCTTTTATGAACAAGGACAAGCAGACGCAGTAGAGGGTACATTAAGAGGCATAAAGAATATCAATATGTCTGAAAGAAAAACGCCTGAGATTACACCAAATCAAAGCGGAATGAAGGTTAAAGCTGTTAATCCTGACTCAGGAAGGAGTCTTAAAATAAGCAGCGCAAAACGTATTTAAAAACAAATTAAAAAATTAACACAAAATGGCAAGTGCATTATTATCAACACCTACCTATGCCTTACAACCGGCAGCAGAACAGGTAGCGTTACAAACAAACTACCTTACATCGTTCAGCTTTTTGAATCAGTATTTACCTGATACTTATGAGAAAGAATTTGAGCGTTACGGTAATCGTACAATCGCATCATTCCTTCGTATGGTTGGCGCAGAAATGCCTTCTAACTCTGACCAAATTAAATGGGCAGAACAAGGTCGTTTACACATTAAGTACACAAGCTGTACTTCTGCGGCAGCAGCAACTTCTGCAACAGCAACCTTTACTGTAGCTGATACAGGGGTAACTTATGTTGCAATCCGTGTTGGTCAAACTTTGATGATTCAAAACAATACATCAGGCGTTTACAACAAGGCTATTGTTACAGCAGTTCCTTCTGCAACTACTTTTACGGTAGCTTACTATGAAACTGCAGGTCAAGCATTTGCTGTTTCTACAGCTTGTACTGTATTCATTTATGGTTCTGAATTTAAAAAAGGAACAAATGGTATGGTTGGCTCATTAGAAGGCGAAGATGACATTTACTCTAACTCTCCAATCATTATCAAAGACAGATATGCTGTTAATGGTTCTGACATGGCTCAGATTGGTTGGGTTGAAGTTACTACTGAAAATGGTGCTACAGGTTACTTGTGGTATTTGAAATCAGAACACGAAACTCGTTTACGTTTTGAAGATTACTTAGAAACTGCAATGATTGAAGCTGTTCCTGCTGCTGCAACTTCAGGTGCTTTGGCTGCAGGCTATAAAGGGTCTGAAGGTATCTTCTATGTTGTAAACTCTCGTGGTAACGTATGGGGCGGTGGTACTCCAACTGCATTATCTGATTGGGATTCAATTGTATCTCGTTTAGATAAGCAAGGTGCTATCGAAGAAAACGTAGTATTCGTAAATCGTGGATTGTCTTTTGACATCGACAATATGTTAGCTACATTGAATGGATATACTTCAGGTGGTGTTGCTCAGTCAGCTTCATTTGGTTTATTCGACAATGATGTAAACATGGCGTTGAATTTAGGATTTACAGGATTCCGTAGAGGTTATGACTTCTACAAGTCTGATTGGAAATACTTAAATGACCCAACAATGCGTGGTGGTTTAAATACTACTGCTTCTACAGCAACAGGTACAATCACAGGTTTATTAGTTCCTGCAGGTTCTACTTCAGTTTAT